AGGAAAATTTTACGACTGTAGAGGTTGATCCTATAACTGGGGAGTATTATATTAATATTCCTGAGTGGGTACTGAATGATTTTGGATGGTACGAGGGCACACAGGTGAACATGGAGGTTGAGGGAGACTGTATCGTGATAACCGAAATAAAAGAGGGGGATTGATGCACAATACCACAGGTGTTGACCTCTCATAGATAGTACTGTATGATTAATGATGTAATTACACTCTATTATGGCTAAAGGATTTACCGTAAAAGCAAAGGCACCCATGCCTACAGAATCTGTGCAAGAATGGGACTACGATAAAGCACGCGAAATGATCCGTGGCAAATCGGTAGTCTTCTGTCTTCCTGGCAGAGGTGTCTCATATGCATATCTGAAAAACTTTGTACAACTGTGTTTTGACCTTGTACAAGCGGGAGCAAGCATTCAGATCTCGCAGGACTATTCATCAATGGTGAATTTTGCAAGATGCAAATGTCTAGGAGCGAATGTACTGCGAGGACCCGATCAAATTCCCTGGGACGGAAAGTTGCAATATGATTATCAATTATGGATTGATAGTGATATTATGTTTAATACTGAAAAGTTTTATCAGTTAGTTCTGATGGACAAAGATATTGCAAGTGGTTGGTATTGTACGGAAGACGGGCGAACGACCTCTGTGGCACACTGGATGGAAGAGGATGATTTCCGTAACAATGGTGGTGTTATGAATCACGAAACTCTGGAGACCATTCAGAAGCGTCGTAAACCTTTTACCGTCGATTATGCTGGTTTTGGATGGTTGATGATTAAGCACGGTGTCTTTGAACATCCAGAAATGAAGTATCCATGGTTTGCTCCAAAGATGCAAGTCTTTGAATCTGGACAAGTTCAGGATATGTGTGGAGAGGATGTATCATTCTGTCTCGATGCAATCGCAGCAGGTTTTGAAATTTGGTGCGATCCTCGTATCAGAGTTGGTCACGAAAAGACAAGAGTGATCTGATATGACTGACGAATCATACAGTATTTTACATAATGGAAGTATGATTTACAAAAACTTGACACAGTTAGAATATTTCGATATGATGGAGGACCTGTCGATAGAGTATTATCAGACGGGTTCTCCAAGACCTGAAGATCTTGAAACCAAAATTACTAAGAGGTATTGATTATGGCTATGCGTAAAGGTGGCGGTTATGTGGAAGGCGCACCGAAGAAAACTCGTCAAGGATGTAGTGTGAATACGAAGATCGCTGCGTCTTCTCGTAATAAAGCAAAAAAGAAGTATCGCGGACAAGGTAAAGGATGAGTTGTCTTATCACCAATCTACCATCTATTGAAGTATGGGTTCGTAAAGAATATCTTACAGACCATCAGAGTGGGCACGGTGAATTTGTTAAGGGCGTTTGGGTTTCGGCTAAGTCGATTCCTGGACGCGCTTTTTATTTTGAAACTTATTTGCCCGAATATGCGGCAATGTACGATAAACTGCCGATTAGCGCGTTTGTCTCGTCGCCAAAAACACCTGATCCTGATATGAACCTACCAAACCTACAGTTTTGGAACTGTATGGACTATGGTGTGGTGAGTATTGACAAGAAATTCATCGGTAGTATGGACTTTGAGTGCTATACACGCGACTTTGGTATTCAAAAAGGCACTTATGTATGTACAATTGACAATTATCACCGTGATCCAGACATGGTAGACTGGGCAACGAGTGAAAATCCTGCCGAACACAAGTCTCATAACCTGATTGAACTGAATAATGGACAGTATGCACTGTATCCAAACAATCGATTACGTATTTTTGACAATAGTTTGACTCCTGTTGAACCAAAAATGCCCGATTTTAAGGTTTCGACTCAGTATTATCAAGTTGAGAACGGTTATGAAAGACTAGGAATGGGTCGTGAGGATGAATATCACTGGAAAACTGCCAAGGAACGTGAAGAAGAGAAAAATAAATAGTCATAAGGGATAGCAACCCCTCTAAAAGTTCTGTTTTTAACAAAACAGGAGCTAAAATGGGAAATTATCACCAGGTTGACAAGGGAGAATTGTTCATAGAACAAGGAATGACCCTTATTACTGAGGTAGAGAGTGAAAAATATCTTCGAATGGCATCAAAACAGAGAAAAATTTCTCAAAATGAGGAACTCTACCCAATTCCAGATGATCGTTTAGAGCGTCCATGTGGTGGAGCACATGGATTTGATGATTTTGTTGAAAGGTGGCATGAGTAAATATAAATAAAATCAAGAAAACTCTAGTCTAATGGCAGAACAAAGGGTATCCAGATCATTTAAAGACATCAGTTTATCCTTTGTTCCACATCCAGTGACAAAGGATCTTCAAATATTAAAAAATGAGAATGCGATTCGTAGATCCGTAAGAAATATTGTTGAAACTATTCCTACAGAAAGATTTTTTAACTCATTGTTAGGTTCTGATGTAAGAGATAGTTTGTTTGAATTTGTTGATTTTGGTACTGCTTCAGTAATTCAAGAACAAATTTTGGTTGCGATAGAAAATTTTGAACCAAGAGTAAATAATGTTCTTGTTGAAGTGAATCCACAACCAGATGAAAATACATTTGATGTTACAGTCATCTTTGATATTATTGGTCAGGAGTTTCCGACACAAGAGTATACGTTCCTATTAGAGGCAGCAAGATAAGATGCCCTTTACAAAATTCACGAATTTAGATTTTGACCAGATAAAAACCTCAATAAAAGATTATCTCCGCGCTAATTCAACATTTAGCGACTTTGATTTTGAGGGATCAAATTTTTCTGTCTTAATTGATACACTGGCATACAACACATATATTACTGCATTTAACAGTAATATGATTGTGAATGAGTCTTTCTTAGATTCTGCAACTCTTCGTGAAAACGTAGTATCACTCGCAAGAAACATTGGTTATGTACCCCGCTCCAGAACGGCAGCAAGAGCGACCATTTCCTTCACGGTATCAACTAGTGAGGACACACCCACACTGACCCTTAGAAGAGGTCTGGTGTGCGTAGGAACGGCAAATGACACATCATATACATTCTCAATTCCAGAAGATGTAACTGCAACTGTTATTGATGGTGTTGCAACATTTGACCAAATATCAGTTTATCAAGGAACCTATCTCACAAAGCAATTTACATATGATGGTTCTTTAGATCAAAGATTTATTTTAAATAATTCCTTTATTGATACTTCAACCCTATCTGTTTATGTAAAAAGAACAAATGATAGTGGATTGGGAATTGAATATGCGGCAATTAACAATATTTTAGATACAACTTCAGAATCTAGAATCTATATTCTACAAGAAGTGCAAGATGAAAAGTATGAGATAAAATTTGGTGATGGGATTATTGGCAAAAAACTTGGTGATGCCGTTGGATCAGATGGAACTGTTATTACGACAAATTATATCATTACTGATGGTGAAGATGGAAATGGTGCCAGTGTTTTCACTTTCTCTGGAAGCATCATTACTGCCAATAATCAAATAATTGATCCTGGGACGATTACGATAACAACAAATCAATCATCTCAAAATGGTTCAAGTATAGAACCTATTGATTCTATTAAATATTATGCTCCAAGAGTATATTCGGCACAAAACAGGGCAGTCACTTCTAGAGACTATGAAGCTATTATAAAAACAATATATCCAGAAACAGAATCTGTTGCCGTTGTTGGTGGAGAAGAATTAGATCCACCAGAATATGGAAATGTTATTTTGAGCATTAAACCAAAAAATGGAAGTTATGTTTCTGACTTCAATAAATCAAGAATTTTAAGTCAACTAAAACAATATACGGTTTCTGGAATTAATCCAAAAATTGTAGACCTTAAGGTTCTTTATGTGGAAATAGACTCTTCAATTTACTATAACTATTCTCAAGTTTCTAGTGTAGACTCTCTTAAGAGTAATGTACTGAATAGTTTGACTAAGTATTCCGAGTCGTTGGATTTTAATAAGTTTGGTGGAAGATTTAAATATAGTAAAGTTCTCAGTGTAATTGATAGGACTGATACGGCAATTACTTCTAATATCACTAAGGTTAGAATTAGAAGAGATCTTAAAACATCTTTAAATCAATTAGCACAATACGAATTGTGTTTTGGAAATCAATTCCATGTTAATCCTACTGGACTTAATATCAAATCCACAGGATTTAAAATTTCGGGAGAATCATCCACAGTATATCTTACAGATACTCCCACAATTTCTTCAAATGGAAATACCATAACAAATGTCACTTCTGCAGGAGATCTTTTCCTCAACAGACCTGTCGGTGTTTCTGCAAAAACTGGAATTATTTCAATAGTCAAGATTGATAGTAATGGTAATAGGACTGTTGTTGTTAAAGACGCAGGAACAGTTGATTATGTGAAGGGTGAAATTATACTGGGACCACTCAATATAACTTCTACAACAAAACCAAATGGAATTATTGAAATACAAGCATTCCCAGAATCTAATGACGTTATTGGACTGAAAGACTTATATTTGTCTTTTGATGTTTCAAAAAGTACAATAAATATGGTAAGAGATGTAATCGCTTCTGGTGATGAAATAACAGGAAATGTGTTTACTAGAGATTACTATACATCAAGTTACTCAAACGGGAAATTAGCAAGAAACTAATATGATACAGACTGGTTTTGAATCTAGAGTTAAGGTTCAGCAGATTGTTGAGAGTCAACTTCCAAGTTTTATATTGGATGAAAATCCAAATGCCTCCGAGTTCTTAAAGCAATATTACATATCTCAAGAATATCAAGGTGGTCCGATAGACATTGCCGAAAATCTTGATCAATATTTAAAATTAGATAATCTTACTCCAGAAGTAGTTGTTGATAGCACTACTTTGTCTTCTGATATTACTTCTGATGATACTAGCATTGCTGTTTCTAGTATTAAAGGTTTTCCGAGTAAATATGGTCTTTTAAAAATTGGTGATGAAATTATCACTTATACTGGAATATCTGGAAGTACTTTTACTGGATGTATTCGCGGATTTAGTGGTATTACCAATTACCATCAGGATCTAAACCAGGAAGAACTTACATTTTCAACCTCATCTGCAGCAAATCATTCTTCTGGTGATAGTGTACAAAATCTCAGTTCTCTTTTCTTAAAAGAATTTTATCAAAAGTTAAAATATACTATTGCTCCAGGACTGGAAAAAACTGAATTCACGTCAGAGTTAGATGTTAGCAACTTTTTAAGCAATGCAAACTCTTTCTATAAAGCAAAAGGAACTGACGAATCATTTAGAATTTTATTTAACGTTCTTTATGGAGAAACACCAAAGATTATAAATCTAGAAGAATATCTAATTA